CGACCTTATCGAGTCCCTTGCGGGCGTCGATGAATTTGCGCCCACGGAATCCACGAAGATTCTGGCGATGGCCAACAGGCGGCTGCGGCAAGCCTATGACTCTTGCGATGTCTGGCCGCGCTATATGCGGTTGGATGCTCGCCCTGCCCCTAATGGCATTGTGCCGTACAGCTACGATTCTGCTAACGGCACCCGCATGGCTTCCTCTGCTACCCGCAGCGGGACCACCGTTACCTTCGTTACGGGCGGTGTGGACTTCGATGTTGTAGTGGGACAAAATGTCACAGTGTCTGGGCTAAGTGGTAGCACTAACCCAAACGGCACATATTCAATCACTTCTGTTGATGGGCAGACCGTAACCTACGAACTGGCCTCTGGTACAGGCACCGAAACCTACACAGGCACGGGACTACTTACCCCCGTTACGATGCCTGACGTAGAAATCTTTATGCGCCTGCATGACCGCAACCCCGTGCAGGGTGTTGGCGGCTGGGAGTACGATTTCTTTGTAGACAGCAATGGTGCTAACATCGTTGGCAACTATCCCGAGCTTGATGGCTTCTTTGTCACTTATAAGGGCATTTGGGATGGTCCTTATACGACGGCATCTGCTACCATTCCTCAAGAGTGGTTCTATTACGCCGCGCACGCCACCTATGCAGATTTTCTTCGTATGGACGGTCAAGTGGACAAGGCAATGGCTGAAGAGGCTGTTGCGCAGATGTACCTCGACACCGAACTTACTAAGGCTGGTCAGCAGCGTAATATGAACAACCTGTTCCGCCGCATCTCTACCTACACCTCACGCCAGTTCCGCTAAACATGAATAACTCACTCGTAGTCAATCTCTACCCCCAGCCGACTGGCGAAGCCGATCAGCGCCTGACGGTTAGCACCGCAGTCGTTTCGCTTGATGCGAATTGGACCTCTTCCAAGACCAAGTACATTCTGGTCGATGTGCAGACGAACGACGTGATGGTGACGTTTGACGGTAGCAATCCGTCGTCTACGAACGGCCATCTGTTCAAGGCTGGTGTGCAGCCTTTCCTTTGGAACAAGGAAACGGCGCGACTGGCTAAGTTCATCCGCGCAGGCGCGAGTGATGCCGCCGTACAGGCAACCCCCTTCTCCGTCTAAGCCATGCCTAACGCACGCATCGTCAATACCCCGTCGCAGGCTATTCCGCAGAATGGCACGACGCACAAGCAGCGCACGGTTAGCTCGACGGCTGTAGCTTTCCTTGATTGGACGCTGGCTACGGATACGGAGCACGTTCTGGTACAGGTGACGGGTGGAGACATCCGTGTTACTTTCGACGCAACCACCGATCCTACGACCACTAAGGGCTTCCGTCTTCCGGCTAATAGCTCGGCCTACTGGACGCGCACGATGGTGACTAAAGCCCGTGCAATTCGCGAAGGTGGCACCGATGCTGTGATTGAGGCGCAGGAACTCAACTACCTCTAATAATGGACATCTTCAAAACGCTGTTGTTGGACACTCCCGTGTCCACAGTAGTTACTGGCACCGTAGCCGTTAATCAAGGCGGCACGGGGCTGACCACTACGCCCACTAACGGCCAGCTTTTGATTGGCAATGGTACGGGCTATACGCTGTCCACGCTTACCGCTGGAACGGGAATCACCGTTACCAACGGATCTGGCACTATCACTCTTGCCGCAACCAACAACTTGGTTGCTCAAACCCTTACTGCTACGGTAACTAACGACGAGTCCGTAGCCATTACCAAGGGTCAGGTGGTTTATGCCTATTCCGCTACGGGCAACCGTATGTCGGTTAAGCTCGCAAACAACAGTTCCGACGCCACTTCTTCCAAGACGGTTGGTGTGGTTAGCGATGCTAGCATTTCTGCTGGCGGCACCGGAACCATCACTTTGGTTGGTGTGGTTGATGGCCTTAATCTTGGCAGTTATTCGGCTGGTGATGCCGTCTATCTTGGATCCACTGCTGGCAGCTTTACCAACGTAAAGCCATACGCTCCCAGCCACATGGTGTTTGTTGGCATTATTGAACGCGCCAACAACGGCAATGGTCAGCTTTATGTTCGCATCCAGAACGGCTACGAACTAAACGAGATCCACGATGTTCAAATCACGGGAACCCCTAATGCGGGTTCTATGATTATTTACGACAAAACCAACTCGCTCTGGAAGAATGCTACGCTGACGGCTGGTACGAACATTGCCATCACCAATGCGGATGCTTCCGTTACCGTTGGCCTCACCGGACAGGTTGGCGTAGCTAACGGCGGCACCGGACTTAGCTCTGGCACCTCTGGTGGTATTCTGGCCTTTACGGGTTCTGGGACGATTGCCTCCTCTTCCGCTTTGGCTGCTAATGCCATTGTGGTGGGTGGCGGCGCAGGAGTTGCGCCCTCAACCATCACCACGGGAACTGGTGTTGTAACGGCCCTTGGCGTCAACACGGGTACGGCTGGAGCCTTCGTTGTTAATGGTGGTGCGCTTGGCACCCCATCCAGCGGCACCCTAACTAACGCAACTGGATTGCCTGTTAGTAGTGGCATCTCTGGTTTGGGTACTGGCGTAGCAACGGCCCTAGCGGTCAATACAGGCACTTCTGGCGCGTTTGTGGTTAATGGTGGTGCCTTGGGTACCCCTAGCTCTGGAACGGTTACCAATCTTACGGGAACTGCCTCTATCAACATCAATGGAACCGTAGGCGCGACCACCGCTAACACGGGTAAGTTCACGACGCTTGAGGCTACGGGTGTCACCACCGTTTCTGCTGGCACCGTTTCGGCCCCAGCCATCACTACAACTGGCGACACCAACACGGGCATCTTTTTCCCGGCGGCTGACAACATGGCTTTTACGGAAGGCGGCGTAGAAGTCTTCCGTATTGATTCTAATGGCCGTTTGGGACTTGGACAAACCTCCCCGGCCACCAAGTTTGACCTGTCTGGCAACTACGGTCAAAACATTGTAGCTGTCGCGGCCCTGAGCATCGACTGCTCGGCTGGCAACTACTTCACCAAGACTATTAACGCCAACAGCACGTTTACGTTTGATAGCGTTCCAGCAAGCCGTTCATTTGCGTTTGCGCTTGAACTCACTCATACTTCCGGCACCATCACTTGGCCGACCTCTGTGAAGTGGCCCAAGGACACGGCACCAACCCTAACCACGGGTAAAACCCACATCTTTATTTTTGTCACCGACGACGGCGGCACACGCTGGCGCGGTGCTTCCCTTGTAGACTACGTTAACTAATTATGGATCCGAACGTCATCAAACTTGCGATGGGTGCTGCTAGTGTTAGCGAAGGCCCGCAGTTGTATGCTTGGGGGAATAATTCTTTTGGCCAACTTGGACTTGGTAATACAACTTTTCACTCTTCGCCAGTTCAAGTTGGATTGCTATCAACTTGGTCTACTCCATTTGCCGCGGGACCACATTCAGTTGTTACCGATACATCTGGAAAAGCATTTTCTTTTGGAAGAAATCATGTTGGTCAACTTGGTTTAGGAGATGTAACGAATCGTTCATCTCCTGTCCAAATTGGTACCTTAACAAACTGGTCTAAGTTTGGTGGTGGTTATTCTTTTAGACTTGCAGTAAAAACAGATGGAAGTTTATGGTCTTGGGGTTATAGCTTTAAAGGCGAACTTGGCGATGGAATCGCTGTGCCTTCATCAAAGTCATCACCAGTTCAAGTTGGTTCTTTAACTAATTGGGCTTCAGTTTCTACTGGAACAAATTCTACCCATAGTCTAGCAGTAAAAACTGATGGAACATTATGGTCTTGGGGCTATAACGTTTTGGGTGGACTTGGTTTAGGAAATACAACAAACTACTCATCGCCAAAACAAGTTGGTGTTTTAACTAATTGGTCTAAAGTTACAGCCGGAAGACATTTTTCTGCTGCCGTAAAAACCAATGGGACACTTTGGGGTTGGGGTAATAATGGGTATGGGCAAATTGGAGATGGAACAACAACTCATAGGTCGTCTCCTGTTCAGATTGGAGCTGGAACAAGTTGGAGTTCTGTTTCTTGCGGGTTTTACCATACTGTTGCCGTAAAAACAGACGGCACATTATGGTCTTGGGGAAGAAATAGTAGTGGAGAGCTAGGACTTGGAAATACTACCAACTACAGTAGTCCAAAGCAAATTGGTTCTGGAACTAGTTGGAGTTTGGCTATTTGTGGATCTAGCAATGTAATTGCTCTAAAAACAGATGGAACTATTTGGGGTTGGGGTAGAAATCAATATGGTCAACTTGGCCTTGGAGACACAACCAATAGATCATCTCCTGTGCAAATTGGAAGTGTTTCCACTTGGCAAAACATAGCTTGTGGTTCAAACTTTGTCCTTGCAACAAGGCTTAGTGTTTAAGATAAAAGTCTTTACCTTGCTGTAGAGACTGTTACAAAGGCCAAGTGAATAACAACTTGTCCAAGAAGTTACACTTCTTGTCTGGCCTTCCGCGCTCTGGCTCAACGGTGCTTGCGGCAATTCTGAATCAGAATCCGCAGACGCACGTTTCAACTACTTCTGGTCTTGGTGCCGCTCTTGATGCGTTGGCAACAACGTGGCACCGCGAGCCACTCCTAGAAAAGAATGACCGCGACCGGAAGAAACTAGCCAATGCAATGCGTGGCTTGATTCACGGCTACTACGACGAGATTACGTCAAAGCCAGTTGTGATTGATAAGGCACGCAACTGGCCGCTTCCAGTAGTTGTTTCTGCAATGGCTCAAGTGCTAGGTCACAAGCCGCGCATTATCGCCACGGTTCGTAGCGTCCCAGATTGTATGGCTTCGTTTGTCCGCGTGGCAAAGCCAGAAAATCTAGACGACTTTATTCAGCAGTCAGGACTTATGGCGCACCTAAAATCGTCCTATCAGGTCTTGCAGGCTGGCTATCTGGCTGATCCAGAGTGTTTCCTATTTGTAGAATACGAAGACCTTCTTTCCGATCCGCGCACACAACTTCAGCGCATCCACGACTTTCTTGGCCTTGATCCGTTTGAGTACGACTTTGATCGTATTGATGGATCTACCGTAAAGGAAGACGACGAGGGCTTGCATGGCGTAGCTGGCCTTCACGACATTAAGCCAAAGCTAGGACGGCAGCACAATCAGTCGCCTCGCAATGTTTTAAAGCACCACTACATCGAATTCTGTCAGCCTGAGTTCTGGCTTTCTAAACCGCGAACCACGCCAGACATTGATCTTCTCGATTTGCAACTGACGGCTTCGACGATGGGCGATTTTGCCGAGGGTCAACGGATCGCAGACAAACTAAAGGCAGAACGTCCCGGCGATCATCGCGCCGCATACAACCGTGGATGGTACGAACTGCGCGAAGGAAAGATTGAGGAAGGCTACAAACTGCTTCAACGCGGCAGGAAGGTGAAGATTGTTGGTGATGCTCCACCCAAGACTCCGCAACCCGAATGGGACGGCAAGAGCGAGGGGACTGTGTTGCTCCAACTAGAAGGCGGTCTGGGCGATCAGATCCATCAGGTGAGGTACGCTGGCGATCTCAAAGCACGAGGATGTCGCGTGATTGTCTCGTGCAGCGGCCCCTTGGTCAGCCTCCTGCAAAAGCAGCCCGACGTGGCTGCCGTTGTCCAGCATGGGGCAGAGTACGGTGTTTATCACGACTATTGGATGGCTGGAATGTCTAGCCCTGTCTACCTTGGGCTAAACCGTAGATCCATCCGAGGAGATGCATACATCAACACCGACTTTACTGTTCCTAATAAGAAGCTACGGGTAGGGCTTCGTTGGTCGGGCAACAAGCAGTTTGAGGCCCAGCACCACAAGCTATTCCCGGCCCAATTGTTTTTTGATGCCGTCAAGCGCGACGACGTGGAGTTTATCAGTCTCCAGAGGGACGCGGACCTAGAATTCAAGCCCAGTTGGGTGCAAGACGTACCACTTGAAACGTGGCACGATACTCATAAGGCAGTCAGTTCTTGCGACCTAGTAATTAGCTCCTGTACGTCCGTAAGCCACCTATCCGCAGCAATGGGTATCCCCACTTGGGTTGTCATTCCAATTATGGGGTATTATCTGTATGCCGAACCCGGCAATAAGACGCCCTATTACAACTCCATGCGGTTGTTCCGCCAACAGAAGTATGGCGACTGGACCCACCCTTTTGAAGAAATTAAGAGCCTAAACTATTCCCATGAACTACTGCTTCGTTGAAAACGGCGTTATTGCCGATGGCCCCCGTGGACTTCCCCGTTCATGGCGTAATATCTCTGGCCTCGACCAGATGGATGATGATGGGCTTCGAGAGCTTGGTTGGCTTCCTGTCCGCCTTGAGGAGGGCGATGTTCAAGAGAAATTTGTTGGCTCGGTATTTGCCATCCTTCCAAGCGAGGTGGTAGAGACTAAGCTCTGGCGTTCGTATACCCCCGAAGAGCAGGCCGAGATTGATAGGCAAAAGGCGGATCAAGTGCGCCGCGAGCGCAATACCAAGTTGGCCGAGTGTGATTGGACCCAGCTTAACGACACGCCGCTGGATAACGCCGCTAAGATCCAATGGACGGCTTATCGTCAGGCTCTCCGCGATGTTCCCTCTCAGGCAGGGTTTCCGCATAATGTAGTTTGGCCCACAAAGCCTTGATATACTAAGTCATGGCTCAAATTCAAAAAGGCACCACCTACGGGACGACCTCGCCGTCGAACCTAGTTACTTCGACCAATCTCAACAACCACGTTGATGATGCGGTGCTTTTGCCGGGAGCCATTACGGATCAGACGGCCAAGACCGTCCTCGCCTCTGCCGACACCATCCTAGTCCATAGCTCAGCCGATACGGCTCTGCGCAAAACTACGGCGGCTCAAGTGTTTGCCAGCCCCCTGCCTATTGGCTCTTCTACGGCCAATTCCGGCAAGTTTACGAGTCTTGAGACTACTGGGCAGTACAAGGGGTCGGTTACGGCGGTATCCCTGCTAGATATTGATTGTTCGCAGGGCAACTACTTCACGAAGACGATTAGTGGCAACTCTACCTTTACGTTCAGCAACGTACCCAGCGGTGCTTACGGCGTGATGATAGAGATTGAGAATACGTCTGGAACGATCACTTGGCCTGCTGCGGTTAAGTTTCCCAATGACACCGCGCCCACTTTGCTTACTGGAAAAACGCACCTGTTTATCTTTGTTACGGATGACAGCGGAACGCGGTGGCGCGGAGTGGCAGCGGTTAATTACGTTACCTAACCATGAGCGTAATCACCGAACTCCTCTTCAACGCCGGAACGGGAGGTCTGTTTGGTCTCTTTGGCTCGGTGGCAACGAGCGTTATTCGCATCTGGGAAAAGCGGCAGGATAACAAGTTCGCCCTAGATATGCTTGATAAGCAAGCTGCTAGTGCTGAAGCACTTGCCGCTTGGAATGCATTTGCGGCCTCACAGTCCGCATCTGCTGCCGACATGACCGAGAAGGTGTCTCCGTGGGCAGCTAACGTCCGCGCCGTTACCCGCCCCTTCCTAACCATTGGTTTGGTACTTGGCTCATTCATCAGCTTTTTCCTGATCGAAGACCAATACCTGAAGGTTGAAGCTATCCAGAGCTTCATGATGTTGGCCGGAACCGCCGTGGCTTGGTGGTTCGGTAGCCGGATGACCAGCCTGATTCGCAAATGATCTTTGACAACGACATCGTGAAGGTATTTGCCGTTACCGTAGGAGGCTCCTTGGGAACGATTACACTCACTCAAGTGAATGAAATCGCTGCCTTTATTCTGGTGTTAGTCTCTATTGCCTATACACTTACGAAGTTAATTAAGCTTCTCAAGCGTGATGAATAAGAAGACCATGAAGTGCAACGTCCCGCGCCGCGAGGTGCAGGGCGGGAAGAAGTTTGTGGTAAAAGCCTGCCAGAATGGGCAGGAGCGCATTGTCCGCTTTGGCGATGCCAACATGACCATCAAGAAAAACCAGCCTGCCCGCAAGAAGAGCTATTGTGCTCGGTCTGGAGGCATTAAGGGAAAGACCAATAAACTGTCTGCCAACTATTGGTCCCGCCGAGCTTGGGACTGCTAACCATGAAAGACCGCAACGAAC